CTAATGGCGCAGTAACAGTGGTAGAAACACCAGAGAATAAGATTGAGAGCAAAATCGTCCAAGGATTCACGTTCAAAAAAGGTATGTCCTCCATCGCCTTCGCAGATGATATGCAGTCAATTCAAACTAAGTACGACAACCCGACCGTTATTGTTATGTCTCGTATCATTAGTAAGAATGACGACATTGTGCCTATTATTGACGCAGTGCTCAAGGCTGGCGCAGAGAGTATTGTGCTTGTAGCAGATGTATCAGGTCAAGCCTTAGAGACTCTCGCTACCAACAAGATGAACGGCAAGCTGAACATTGTCGTAGTAGAGCCATCGAGCCAAGCTCGTGAGCTGTTCCTCCGTGATGTAGCTGCCTACGCTGGCGCTGAGGTGTTTGTATCACCACGCGTATCAGACTTTACAGATACTAATATTGGTAAGGTTGAGCGCGCTCACATCACCACCGCAAAGACTATCCTATCCGGCCCCGGTAACCGTGAGAAGCTAGACCAGTATATCGAAGGTATCAAGGATGACTACCGACGCGACGCCCTCAACGGCAAGACTGTCGAGATTAGCGTTGGTGCAGCTACACAAGTTGAGCGGCAAGAGCTGAAACTCCGTATTGAGGATGCTGTAGCAGCCACACAGATCGCAAAAGACTGCGGTGTGTTGCCTGGCGGTGGTACATTCCTACGTGACGTATACGAGCATGATACTACCAATATGCCAAGCTATCTCACACAGCCATACACTATGCTCATAGACAGCATGGCCAAGGAAACAACCGAGGATAAGCCATACACGCCAAAGGCTGGCTACGATATTTACGCTGAGACCTATCATACAGACGTTCTGGAGGCTGGTATCGTAGATAGCGCTAAATCTATCGAGGAGGCTATTGTCAACAGCCACAGCGTCGCTGCGCAGCTCCTATCGATTAATGTGGCGTTGCCATTTGAAAAGGATCAAGAATAATGGATATTGCAGCCCTTGTTATTTCAATTTGTGCCCTCCTAGTCTCCCTACTAACTGCCCGTTATGACTCGACGACGCACACTCCAGCGCGCCGTTCAGGGTTCTCGTGGTTAGAGAAGTATGCAGGCGCGGAGGAACAATATCTAAATAAAAACAAAGACGCAAACAAAAGGAGCGGTATCATTGAAGCCGCAGACCCTGTAACGATCAACGCTCAATGGCGTGATGAAACAGGACAAACAGAAAAAGACCCGTTAGACTTTATGAAGGACGTGAAATAGATGGGTGTAATCATAGACGGTATATATTACCGTGAGACACCAAAAGACGAAGCACAGCGCGTCTCAAGCACTGTCACAGGCATTGCAGACACAAACAACAAAGACAGACAGCGCGAGGATTACGCGGTTGATCTAATCCAGTCGCATAATCCAGACGGGACGGTAAACGAGGACTTTATCGAGCACTATCCAGAAGAAGCTAAAAAGCGCGGCCTAATATAAACACAAAGACAAACCCAAAGAGAAGAGCACCACTATAGGTGCTCTTTATATTTACCGCTCAAATAGACCGACCATGCTCTGTACCCCTGTGACCTCCACACATCGTACGCACATTTTACGTTAGTCCCTACATCGAACGTGTCGCAATGTTCTCGTCCTGGAAGTATCCTTACTTGGAAAGCTCCAAGACTATACCCATATACCCTATTATTTTGTGTAAATGTTAGTGTTTGGTCACCTTTTGCGCCTGTCCTGCAATGACTCTCGGCGGTAGCGATGGCAACCATGGTGTTTACGTCCCACCCGCTGTATTTCGAGGCCTCCTCACGCACAGCGTCGCATCCTGTCTTTATTGGCTGCGCCACTATAGCTACTGGAGGCTGCTCTACTTTAACAACCGGCTTCGCTACTGGGCTTTTTCTTTTCCCGCGGTTTCGCTCGTCACAACCTTGATGGTGTTGTATTTCTCAACCTGTGTGCGGCCCGTGTTGAGGCCGGCTGCAAAGGCAAAGCCTGCTGCAATCAGCGAGAGCATTACTGCAAAGATCGCTGCTGTCATAATAGCACTCGTCTTTTTCACATAGAGCTTATCTACAGCGCGGCGAATCTCTTCGTTTGCCCCAAAGATTACGTCTTGACTCTTCTTGTTAGTTTTACTTTCTTTAGCCATGCAAGTATTATCTCCTCTCTTGCTTATGTTTGCTATGTCTCTATAGTACACTATCCAAAGAACAGAGTCAACACTTTTCTGAGTTTTATTTACAACAAGAAAACCCCACCGGAGTGGGGCTCTTGGATAATCTATAGGATAGACTATCGGATCTTGGTGATACCTGTGATAACACCCTGGCGGCGAGGCTGTGTACAGATAAAGTTACCCGATACAACCATTGCACCAATCTCTGCGAGCTGGTTCGTTGGGTTCATGAAACCGCGGAACTGCATCCAGGTAGGCTGATCCTCGCTGATAGCGCTATCGATAGCTTCCTGCTTCTGCTTCACACGCTCAAGGCCAGGAATGGTCAGGTCACGAAACTCCAGGTAGTTCTCGTTGAGGAAGAACATCTTGCCCACAGGAGCTTTGTCATCTGCCACACATGGCTTGCCACGAAAGTCGAGCGATACGAACCCAGCCGAGCCGTGCAACTCGCTAGCAGGCACAGAAGTACCCATTGGAGTACCGCCGCTAACACGGTTATAGCCACGAGCAGTCATAGCGTTGTACTGGACACTAAGCTTGTCGCCCATCAGTTCCTCGTAGAGGCTCCAAGTTGCCTTGTCGCTGAGGATCATCGTTGGGCTGTGCTTTGCGCTACCAGCAGCCGAGACAGCGTCAAACTCCTTGGCCATAAGGCCGAGAGTCAAGAGGCCGTTAGCAGCAGCGGTAACATCAGCGTTGACCGAAGGCAGGGTAGCACGGGTGATACCAGCGTAAGTGGTAGATGCCGTACCGTTGTCAACGATCAAGCCAAGACCATCAAGGTCGTTACCAGCACCAGTACCGTAAAGCTGAGTACCGATGAGGTTTGCGAGGCTGTTTTGAGCTTCCTCGAGCTTTTGAGCGACCAACCGGACAACCTGGTTGTCATTCGATGCTTGGTTCACAGCCTTCTCAAGCTGGCTCACGACAACACTCTGAACGACAGTGGCTGGCTCCCACTTCAGGTTCTTGACGTTGTCAGTGTTAGACACAGCAAACTGCTCCATGTCGGTAATCGACTTACCAGTCGTGCTGTTCTTGGTTTGTGTAGGACTTTGAACTTTCGGCCCAGTCCACTTCTTGGTGTTGCTCATCACGCGAGCGGTCAAAACGTTCGAGTTGTTAACAAAGTCAACAACGCGAGGTAGAAACTCGTCCTTTGTGATGTTTTGCACTGTTTCTGAAAACTTCATTGCTTCCATCTCCTTATAGTTGTTACTAATCTGATTTTACGACACTATTCAGTGATAACCGTGGCCATTATTGGCCTAATTGCGCGTAAATGTTCTGCAACTTCAGCTTTGCTGCCTGTGGGCTATCTGTGGTGAGTGGCAGCATTGACTTGTACCCTTGAATATCCTGGTTAGACAGAGCACCACTGTCACCTGCTGCACGGGCTAGGGCTACTGCTAGAGCCTGTTGGTTGGCTTCATATGCTGATGCGCCCGGGTTGAACATACCGAGCGTTGCACTGTTCAGAAGGTTGTTTAGGACGCCTACAGGGCCTTGTGCACCGCCAGCCTGCTTATACATAGTCTCGATACTAGCTGCCTTCTTAGCTGCGTCCGCTTTCTTTTGGTCATCCTTCGACGTTTTACTGCTACTTGCCTTTTGGAGCGCAGCGAGCTGTTTCTGGTTCATCGCATCTTTCTTGTCGAGCTGCTCAAGCATTGAGGCGTAGAACTGCACAGCCTTCGGGTTGTTGTCTGCAGCTGCTGCCATGTAGGCTTGCTCGATCTGATCACGATCTTTGCCAGCGAACTTTGATGGTTGCATCAACTGTTGCATAGCTTGGAGCTGTTGGGCTTGTTGTAGCTCCTTAGCTTGCGCCTGAGCACCTTGTGCCCCGCCGAGTTGTCCGGAATTTCCGGATAGCTGAGATGTTGCGTCAGCGTTTTGCCCATTCAGCTGGCCTAGGGCGAGAATCCCTGCTCCGGCTAGAGCTGCATTTTTGGCTGTGTTCTTGGCTTTTCCTACGACACCGCCCACGAGAGCTTCTGGGTTATCTGAGGCCAACTGGAGAGCGCGGCCACCACGCTGGAGCAGTTTCCCTGTTGTAGAGGCTAGTGGCTTACCAATAACCTCTTGAGCTACCTGTTGGATCGGATTGCCGAAGTTACCGTTACCCATTACCCCACCAGCGAGCGGAGCCATTTTCTTTTCTTTAGCGAGTTGCCCCATAATGACAAACGGAGCCTGCATGCTTCGCACATCAGAGTAGGTTACACCGTCGCGCAGCTTCTTTGCCACATCCTGCAGCATCTTTGGTGGGAGGTTTGCGCCTTCTGCCGCTTTCAGAAAGTCTGCAATCTTGTCCGCGTCCTTGTACACGTCAGCAGATGCCTCGTTGATAGTCTTTTTAAGCTCACCTGTGTAATCACGGATGATCTTACGGGCTGCGTTGGCCCCCTTACCAGTCATATCGTAGGCCTTGCCTTCCAACTCCTGGATAGCCTTGTGCATATCGTAAATGTCAGCCTCACCGATAGCCGCTGCGCGGCTCTCACCACGCTCTGCCAGCCGATCGAGGATCTTGCCTTGTGGCTGCTGGTCGGCAGACTCAATGATCTTCTTTAGTGTCTTCTTCTGGGCGGGCTCAAGAGCGATAGACTCATCGATAGCCTTGAGAGCCTTTGTGCTAGCTTCTTTTGGCATCAACACGCTGATCTGCGAGTCCTTCAAGGCGTTATTCTGGAATGTAGAGAACAGCCCGTCTTTACCTGTCGCAATGCCAGCGTAGTCCTCATACTGGTTAGGCTGGATGCCATACTTCTCTGCAAACTTGATAGCATCTGGAGCGCGCTCAAGCACCTTTTTGTCCTTCACAGCACCGATAATCTCGTTATTGCGTAGGTTAGTGCCAACATCCTCAATCGACTGGCCGATATTATTGAGTTTTGCCCCTACTGTGTTGTTGTCGGCAAGCTTGGCGTTTGTCGCGTTATACATCGTGTCGTTGTCTTTGATAGCTTCGTTCACAATCTTCTTAAGGTCAACACCCTCTGCAAGCTGCCGCGCACGTGGATCTTGTTCTGGCCGGTTGATGAGACGCTGGACAATATCGTCACTCTCGTCATCCACCACGTTAGCCAAAGCTGGTGTTGTAGCTTCTACAACGTCATCAGCAACATTAGCCACCTTAGGAAGCGCTGTCTCTACCACCTCTGGAGCTGCACTAGCTACAGCCTTAGTTGCAATATCATCTGCTTCATTCCGCATAAGGTTATTGAGCACGCCACTACCAGCTGAGCGAGCAATGTCGTCGCCGTAGTTAGTAGCAAGACGGGCGACAATGTCGTCACCGTACTTAGCTGCTCCCTTAGAGAACAGTTTATTTAATACTCCACCGAACATTAGTACATACCCCCTTGTCTTCGTTTATATAGCTCGTTTAGTGTGTTAGCTTGCTCATCTTCATCGGGAACACCCTGCTGTGGGTTGAGAGCGCCCATAAGCTGAGAACCGCCGTACAGTGCACCACCACCGAGAGCGAGCTTACCTACTGCGCTCTTAGGCACAAGGCTACGTAGCCCTTCTTGGTATAGTGCTCGTGATGGCAAAGACTCTAGTAAAACATTGGGGTCAACCCCAGAGCCAACTGAGCCGCGGATTATAGCCTTTTCACCACGGTTCTTGAGGAAATTACCACCAACCTTCATAGCGCCAGGTATAGCGCCTCCCATGACACCACCAAGTAGCGCGCCATTTAGTGCATCATCTGTCTCACCTGTGCGGATCTTGTCTAGGCCACCCATAGCAGCGCCAGTAGCAGCTGAGCCAGGGATTGTGTACAGCGCCTTATTTACAGCGCCCAGGCCTTCAGCTACTTTACCGAGCTTAGCGGCCTTAGCAGCAGCACCAATGCCAGGTAGAGCGGTGAGTAGTGTCTCACCAGCGGCAGCAAGGTCACTACCCACATCGCGATCTTTGTAGTTGCCAGTAGCCAGATCGCTTACTGCACTAACTGTTTGAGCCACAGGGTTAAGAAAGGAGCCAAGCAAACCGTCGCCAAATACGTTATACTTCTGTTTCTTCTTTTGCTTTTCAAGTTCAGCGTTAGCATCGCTAGCGGCTCCTTTCAGTTGTTCACTTTTGCTATCTAAGGACGACATTTGGCTTTTCCAGGCGTCGTCAAATCCAGGAGTAGTCTTACGCATATCTGCCAATAGCCCAGCGTTGGCCGGATCGTTGTAGATTCCATTGAGTTGCTCCTTGTAAAAGTCGTTGACCTTCTGGTTGATTTGTTGCTGATCAGCAGCGTCTTGGTATTTAGCCAGTGCCTGATCCTTTGTCTTACCGAATAACCAATCAAACATACTCTATCTCCCCCACAGTGAGCCACCACCGAATAGCGCGAGTGGCCCCCATTTAGCTACGTTTTGGAAACCTTGCGAGAGGTTACGCCCAATGTCACCAAAGTAGTTATGGTTGTTAATACGGTTGTGATCAGCCTGTACACGGCCAAGGCGGCTAGCTTCAGCACGGGCTGCATTTTGAGCGGCTGCAAGCTTCTCTTGCCAAGCGCGAGCTGATGCGTTAGAGGCGTCTTGTCGGTCAAGCATGTACTTTTGCAAACCAAAGTTAGCGGCGTTAGCTGCTGCCTGTCGTGCGTTAGCCTGTTGTTCCTTCCATCGCTCAAGAGCCATCTTTTGTTGGTTAAGCTCCCAGTTGTCTCGTGCACCATAGATATTAGCAAGAGCGTTTTCATCTTGCTGGTATTGGCTGTAGGCGCTATTGCGCTGGCCAAGCAAGGTATTCCAGATACCCTGGAGGATATTTGTCGTGTCCTCCTGTGTCTTGTAGTTGCCGGCAGCCACGTTGTTCACCTCATTCATCGCACGGTTGACTAGCTCGTTGTAGTCCGTCGATGCATTTTGGTAGTTGGTGTTGAGGTAGTTTTGCGTGTTCTGCATGTTACCAAGTTGGCCCTGCAACGCACGCTGCCTCTGAGCCTCTGTAAGGCCTGTACCGCCATACTGCTGCCGGATGCTCTCTGGTAGCTTGTTGATGGTGGTGTTGATTTGGTTCACTGCATCACGAGCAGTGGTGTAAACACCGCGAGCTTTATTTATCTCGTCAGTGTTCATGTACTTGTTGCGCGCTTGGTCGTAAATATCGCCATACGTCCGCCTGTTTTGCAGGTGTGTGTCGTAGTTCGACTTTGCCTGGTCGGATTGGGCTTGGTAATTATTAAAAGCCGCTTTGCTGGCGTTTTTTGTACCTTGCGCGTCTGCTATTCTTGCTCCAAAGTCCATATTTAATTCTCCTTTACTCTAATTTAACACTGCTAGGCGTAGATAAGCCTGGTGTTACGAGTACTTACGCTGCAATTCACCAAATGAGCCGTTACCAGCCCGGTAATTCTGGACAATAAGCTTCTTATTGGCCTCGTCACGCATGTAACGCTCGTTAATGGCAGCCTGTTCGTTGATAAGGCGCTGCTGGGTAGTGATACCACGCCACATATAGCTGTTGTCGATCGCGTTCATACGGGCAATATGAGCCTTCTCCTCTGCCATCTGGCGTTGCTGGAACCTATATGTATCAATAGCAGACTGAACAGATAGGAGTGTACGGTTGGCAATAGTATCCATCTTGTCCCAGGCCTTAACATTCTGCAGGGCTGTCTGCCAGTCGTTGTAGCGTCGCCTAATACCATCCCAGATAGAGTCATAGTGCTTATTTGCTACGTCTATAGAGCGGTTGAAAGCGTCCTCAACGCGTTTCTGGTACGTATTGTTGGTCGTCATGTATGTAGCCTGGTAGCCCGCCATCTGCTGGCTGAGGCCTCGTAGCTGTTGCTGTTTCGCTAAGTCTCGCTGAGCCTGTGTAATAGCCGTACCGCCGAATTGCTGCCGTATAGACTCCGGTAGCTTGTCTATCATCGTCTTTGTGCGGTCTACGTTAGCCTTGGAAGCGTCTACATCAGCCTTGAGGTTGCGTATTTCATCAGATTCTAGATATTCTTTGCGACGTTTCTCAAACTCGTCACCAAAGTTTGGCATTGTAGCTGTTGCTGCATCATATGATGCCTTAGCCGCGTCTGCTTCACGCTGAGCACGATGCCACGATTCACGTGTCTGGTCTCTATATCGTGTTGCGTCTGCTAATCGTTGCTGTAAATCCATAATTACCTCACAAATATGTCATCTTTAGGATCATAAGGGAAAATGTAAAATGTAAAATCGAACCACGAGCCGCTCAAGTCTGTCCATAATTTTATAAACTGATGCACTGCGCTAGCCCCAGGCCCCCAACGCGATGAACGGTGTGAAACCCATGACCCGAGAGACATTCTAGCGTAAATATTCTCATTGTCGGCGAAAATGCGTAGGTTTTTCCACCGCACAAAGTTGTTCGTGATATTTCGGGTGTTGCCATTGCCGAGCGGAACAACAAAATCGAAGGCCTTTCCTGATATAGGATCAATGAGAGCGCGCCCCTGCGTTGGCATAAACGGCACATCCTCTGAATAATAGCCAGATCCAGGTGCTGCTGGCGTCACGAGCATGTTATATTCAACGGTAAAGTTGCCGTCAGCTTGGAACCAACGGGCATACATGCGATTTACCAAGTGAGAGCGAGCCATAGACATGAATATAGGAACCTTTCCTTGCCCGTGCGGCACCTTGAGTATGTCTACGTCCTGGAATTGCATCATAGGCACGTTCGTCCACTCTCCTGAATAATTAAAGTTCAGGTTGGGGTGGTTTGGCTCATTAAAAATATGGCTAGAGTTTGTAATAACAACACGCCTAGTAACGATCTGGGGTACTTTGTTGGTAATATCTGAACCAAATATAGGGTACTTTGCATTGAATATCTCATACTTCGTAACAGGGTCGAGTACTTTTACCCCGTAGTCGTAATTGCTATATCCATGATCGTTTCTCGTCATATGTATATTGTATCACTTGAGGGCGACACCATTGGTGAGCGCACAGCTACTAGGGCTCGTGCCGCCGACGGATCATCTGCGCCATACGTAAGCTTATACGACCTAGTGCCAACATCCATTGTTATCCACTTCTTTTGATCACTGTTAGCTATCATACTCCACGCCATCACAGTATTGCCGTTGCCAATGTCTATCTTACTCTGCACAAAGCCGTACGGAGTAACGTCAGTCATATCAAGTGTGCTGGGCACCCAATATGTTATATCGCCAGCCTTGTTGCCAAACTCTTTGTTAGTCTTCACCCCGAGTATCATCTGAGGCTGTAGGCGTAGATCTATACCAGCGTCCCCAAAAGCCAACTCTTTGTTCTTCTCTATAAAGCCATACCGTGAGGTTTTTATCCCATAATCGTGCAGGTAGGCTATATGCTCTTTGGAGAACGACAGCGGCGTAGCAATATAAGGGTACTCTATATCGTCAGTGACAGGGGTAGGGCTACAGAAAATAAGGTTGATAGGGTTTCTCTCGCCTGTTGTTGTGTTGTAGAATGGCGGCACTGAGTTGATGTAATAGATGTATTGCTCGTCAACATACCATGGAGACCCAGAACCAAAGTACGATGGATCAATAGGCATCATGAACGGCACGTAACCTAACCCATGCCTCCACCTGAACTTGTAGATAGTAGAGAAGCCAGTGTTCTTCGCTTCTAAAAACTCACCACCAAAGTTGGCTGTATGCAGCGCGCCTGGCAATGTGTGCAAAGCATTAATCCCTAATATAGCTAGTACTTTAGCCTGCAGTATAGGGAAAGACGAATTGAACAGCAACTTATTATCTGGCGCTGTCTGTACATCGTACCCAGGCATGGCAATCTTTAAGCCATAGTCTCGCCTGTCTATCTTTACCACTAGAAAGCTCCTTTAGAGTACCCGAACATAGCTACAATACGCCCAGCTCTATCCTCCACCTTGATGAGTCCACGGAGCTGTGTGTCGCCCCGTGTCTCGCCTGTGCGCACCTGGCGTGGTGTGATCTGCTGCTGCTGGGCTATATTACCTACCACAGTGTTGTCTATCTCCTCAAACTTGGTGGTAAGTTTCGTCTCCTTAATCTGAGAAAATGAGGTTTCAAGACTAGCGGTATTAGGGTTGTACACTGAGTCTGCCATTACAGTTTCATCTCCTCCCCGAGTGTTCGGGCATTAAGTTGTACAGATACGATCGTAGGAGGCTCTGGCGTTGCATCTGTGGTCGTTCCATCAAAGCCAAAGGTAATTTCCTTAAATCGCTTATTTATCTCCATACGGACGCTCACATCGCCTTCCGTGGCTGTTTTCTTGCCGTACACCCACGGCTTAGCGTCAATCTTGTACTTAGGAATGATCGTAGCACCCTTAGGTAGCGCACGGAATGTCACACCCATACGGAGAGCTTGCTTATCTGCCCATGGCACACCGCCATCGTACATGAGTGACTGGTAGCTGAACTTTTTGGCAGGCTTGCTGTCGTTGTCTACAATAGCTAAGTTCGACCTGAGCCCCTCCCTTGTGTTTGTCTGGTAGCTAAAGTATAAGGTGTCCCCAAAGTTCCAACACCCACCTAGCTCATACTTCACGTTGTCTGAGTTGTAATTGCCGAGCGTCTCTGGCATGTTGTACGAGTAGTAGAAGGACTCTGGGTAGTTCTTGTCTACCGCTCCCCATGAATAGATACCGTGCCTCATCGTATAGAGGCTAGTCTTACTTGGGAAGGCGAATAACATGATACCGCGCCGTACTGTCATACAGTGAGGATAAATATCTGTTGTGTCACGCCGCTCTGTGTACTCACTGTGACTATCATTCAGCGTACGCACTTTAGTGAGCTGCTTAGCCCCTGTGTATGCGTACATAGCACCGTCGATGATCGTGTACGTGATGTTCTGGTAAGTGAACAAGCTCTTTGGCTCGCCCATTGGTGTATCAATCTTAAAGTTCAAACCGTCTGCAAACCCATCCCAGAAGCCGAGCATACCCTCTTGGAAGGAACGACCAGGTACTGTGCTTACTTTCTCGCACCCGAGCACAACATACTCGTCATTACTCGTGAGGGTAGTCACCTCCATGCCTGTCTCGACAATCACACGGTGACGGTTAAATTCAGTCTCATCTACCTCTGTTAGGCCAGAAGGAAGCCAGTCAACCAGGTACTGGTCGTTACCAATGAACAGCTTGCTACCACCCCAGTTAATGATCGGGTGGCTCTTACGTGTGGTGCTGGTGAGTAGCGAGGCGAAGTACTGGAAGTGCAATCCATACATCTTGTCTTGCTCGTAGGTCTCTACTCGCCAGCTGCCGTCGCTAGCGTACATATGGATATGGTACTCTGTACCAAAGTTAGCATAGTCGCCCACCTTCGTCTCTGGAAAGTCGAAGTATGTGAGCTGGCCTGTCTGTACCTCACTAGCGTTTTTCGTGGCGTGAGCAATCTCCTTGTTCTGCGCGTCATGCACTACAAGATGCACTTGTCCGCCGCCCTTGGCGTGGAATCGCACAGAGATACGTGTCATTGGCGACTGGTCGGGTAGGAAAATGCAGGTGTTCTCCTCATTCTCGATGATAGAGGTAGGTAGCCCATCGCTCTGAGGTTGGCCGTTGATGCTGCTCCACCGGTTCGTACCGCCACCAATCCATTTGCCGTCACGGTCTTTCACGAGGATCTGCGCCACTGTAGGGTACGAGCTAGCTTTGCCGGTGATCACATCAATCTGTGACTGTTTAGGCGATGTAGCATTAGTATACATGTAGATACGGTCATTACCAGTGATGTATATAGCGTCCTTGAGCCTCCAGTAGGTAAGGTCGCCAAATGTACCTTGCGTCCATCCAGGACACGTAGAGGCCCTTGTTACGTTGTTGTCTACGTCAATCTTGTAGAGGGTGCCATCGTTGCCGATACCCCACCGCACACCGTCTGGAGTCTGTGTCATGTTCACAATGAGGCTTTGCACGTCATTATCGCCTAGGTTACGTGCCCCGGGAAGCACAGAGAGCCGGCTTGGGTTCTTGCGGCCATCCAAACACTCTGAATCGCCGTAGCTATTCTTGATACCAATCTTACCGTCAGTGCCAAAGCCACCATAAAACGATGTTTGGCTGATAATTGTGTCACCTGTGTTGCCTGCCGCCATTACCAGATACTCCTTACTGGATCGGTGATCCGTTCTCGGCCCATCATACTGCTACCACCCTGGATAAAACCAGAGCTTGTGGTGATGCCGTAGACGGTCTTATACTCCTGCACCATGTTGTCGAACAATTGCTTGTACATATTGGCGCTGTCTAGGTCTTTACGCATCAAAAAGTATTGCTGTGCGGCGTAATATACGGGCGCTTGATGGTATTCCTCTGGGAATTGTGGGCATTGACCTATCTTTACCCTTGTTGTCGCTGTGAGGCCCTGATACGGCGTCTCAAGGCGTATCTCGCGGGCGTTTACAACCTTTGCTACCTTGTACCAGTTGCCGTCGCTGCCATCTGTGACCTGTAGCCACCCGTTATTCTCCATGCTGCGTACAAATGAGTCTTGCTGAGCTGTAACTCGTGGGCTATTCTCTGTTAGAGACACATTAGCCTCCCTATCTGCCAGCCCAAGGTCTTGCATACGAGGCTCAAACGTCACAATCATGCCACTTGGCACGTCTTCTGATGGTGTTGGATACAATTCCATCTCTGTACCGTTCTTAATAATGAAACATTCAGGTCTTCCGGTGGATTGCCCGCTCGTAATCTTGTGCCATTCCTCGATATTGTGCACTGGAGTGATAGGATAATAGCTATCTCCGTCCTTTATACGCACGTCTACAACCCTTACCATGTCCCTTGGGAAGCGATACAGTGATTTACCTTGGATGAGGTTAGTCTCACGCTCCTGGCGCACCCAGTAACGTCTCACGGCGTTTTGGAATAGCTTTATTCCTGTGTTTATATCTGATACGGCTTTGCGTACCTCTGTGATGTTGTCCTCATCTACATTGATGAGGCTGATCACATCTTGTTTTAATTGCGAAAATGTCAGCATGTCTTATTCTCCTTTACTCTAATCATACACTACACGCCGCCACTCTTGCTCATCTCTCGTGGTAGATACTGGTTTTCTCCACTGAGAAGTGTCCTCTTTGCGGTTATTGCGCCAAACTTGGTCATCACTACGGTAATATTGGTGATTTTGCCACGTCCCGGTAGCCTCACTGGTGTATAGTAGCTTGCGCCACTCATGTTCTATCTCGGTTTGTGGGGTTTTCCACACGTCAGGATTGATTTGTACACGTTTAAAGCGGACAAGTGGCGTCGTAGTGCGGATGCGAGCGGTAATAGGGTCTACATAGAACGTGTAGCGCTCAACGTCCTTGAACACGATGGTTGGCTGTGGTATCTCAATACGCGCAACAGTCTCATCTGCGATGATGGCGTGTTTTGAACTGAAAGTAATTGATGGTAGATTTGTTGTTATTCTAGCCTTTGTTGTGCTACCCACAACATTTACATTAGGCGGAGCTTTGTAATTTAGCGTCGGTTGGCTTATTTTGATTCTCGCTACCTCTGTTGAGGGCAAAATATAGACCTTGCCGGGCTCTTTGTAGACGATACGTGGCTGATCTGTTGTGATACGTGCCCTTGTCTGGGTGGCTATGATTCCATACTTAACCTTAACTTCGGGGGTGCTCGGCTCGATGCGAGCTGTTGTGTCTATTGGCTCAATCTCATATTTGCCCGTAACCTTCTTACGGGCCCATATAGCACCAAGTGCCCTAAGCCCCGGAGCACCCCAATAGCCAAGATCTGAATCTGGTTTTGAGTTTACGTAAGAGTCTTCGTAGTCTCCTGGTAGCGGGGCTGGTCTATCGTCAGTTGACCCAGAAATATAGTTATATGTTATCGTACCATTACTAAAGCCGGCGACACCAACAGAGCCATTGCTATCAGCAGGCCACAACGTGTCATTGACGATGATCTGCCACGCCGGCTCTGGGTGTCCGTCGCGCCATGTCTTAGCCTTTATAGTAGACCCCTTCACACTAAATCGCACCCAGTTCCACGTTAGTGGGTCAGCCACAGCCACAGCTTGGTTGAAAGAGTTCTTAGCGTTGTCTACCTTCATGTAGGTAAGGCCATCGACCCCGGCCCATATTGCCAGGACATAACCAGAATCGGTCTTAGATCCGTCAGGTAAATTATAAACATTACCGCGTATCACAAGAAGGCCGTGTTTGTTCGTTATCTTATCAGCCTTGAACTTAGTGAGAAGCTCTACGTCGCTATTCCCTTTCAACTCTTTCACTGATGCGTAGTGAACATCAAACCCTGTCGATGTAGCTAACAGACCGTCTGGCCCATATGCAAGATCTCCCAACTCCCAATAGTCACTGTGTACACTATTGGACATTTGACGCGGAGTGATAGATACAAGCATCTTCTACCCCGCTACAATTTCAAAATTCATCGCGATATACTGCGGACGCCACTCGAGCGGGACATTCTTTGATGAGTCGCTTGGCGTGTTCGTTGTGCCGTGGAGGTGGAACCCTATGTCGCCCCCCATTCTAACTCCTCCAGAAGGATTAGCAGACGGGCTCATCTTTTGGCTCATCCACGTATTTATCTGGTAGTTTTGTGGTGCCAACCGTATGGTATTACTACCACCAGTCACACCAACAGAGTCTACACCACCAGCAATCAACGGGAATCTACTACGTAAGTCTGCTAGTGTGAATGTGTCTCCTGAGGTTGTGCCATAACGTGGATTGTTTCTAATATGCTCATACAGCAATGGGTAATCCCACTTGCTATATCCACCTTGCCCGTTAAGTAGTAATCTGCCCGGCATAGGGGTTGGATTGAGTGTCATAACAATATCACCCACATGGAGTAAGTTCTCATAATAGACACCGCGGTACACCATAGCACCTTTCTTATGCGATTTTGCTACAATGCCACGTTGTCCACGGCCCACCGTAAGTGTTTTGCCGTTTCGTGCCCTAACGATCATTATTTCTGAGTTGAGGGCTGTCGGCGGTTCATCAACAGGAGAAACTGTAATGTAGAATGGAGCGCTAGGAAAGTACTGGTTGTACGTAGCATCTATATCGAGAGTGCCGTTCTCATCTGTTATTGCTGCGGCCAACAGGCCGATTGTCATATTGTTTGCCATGTAGCCTCCTAAAAGTAATTGTAGTTGTTATTACCGCCGCCTGAGTTATTCTGGCCACTACCTACCCCGCTGTCGCTTCCGCCTGTCTTCGGCGTTTCTGGTTTTATCTCTATAGCTATACAGCGTGACGTTATATCATACCGTTTCCTGAGCCGCTCAACACCCCTTTTAGTGTACATAGCATCCCTGCTGTCCCGAGCCACAATGGTAGCGCCAGTACCGTCTGGTAACTCTTTGATATTCCACCAACTAAGTGCCTGGTCTTGGAGTATGTACAGGCCGTCGCGGAGTTGCTCGCCTTTATTAGATAGTAGTATATTGATATACCCCATAACGTCGTTATATTTACCGTCGCTAATGAGCTTCATTAAAAACTCTGAGCTCACCCAAAAGTCCTGCTGGTCATCTAGGCAGAATCTGGCTACTTCCTCCGCACCCTTCATTCTGTGTATGTGACAGGTAGCAAAGTCAAACCAGACACGAAACCCTGATTCCTCTGCTATCTCTGCAATGTTCTTTACTATATACTGAATAGCGGCCATGCTACAGTACCTCCGCCGTCAATGATAAGCCAGAAACATCAGCCTTGCCATTCTGTGCCACAGTCTGCTGTTGTGTCTCTACAACCATCAAAAGCTCACTGCCACCTGTGCGTACGAGGGCAATATGGCTTACTTGGCCGCTCCTATCTATTGGTACGTCAGCCACGTTTGGCAGGTTCGCTGTCTTTGGGGTGCTAGCTGGGAACGAAACCGAGCCGAGCGAGTATGCCTTACCGCCCAACTTGGCGCTGTTAGCTGCTGTGTAGCTGTCCGCGTAGCTAGATAGCAGCCAAATCTGATCAGCCGTCTTTACCTTATTGAGTAACGCATTCCAAGCATCATTGTTGATCCATTTTGTCATAGTAATTTCTCCGTTTAATTCTACCTCTCATTATACACGTCAATAATAAAAACCAGCCCACGCCAAGATAGCTTGGTGGGCTGGCTCTGCACCCCCCTATAATAACACAACACCCCTGGCTTTTGACCAAGGGTGCTATGTATAACCACAGTAAATTAATTAATTATACTTGTACAGTCGCTCTCACGGCGTCCGGACTCCGGATCACGCTGCATAAAGCATTATACTCCTACTAGATCAAATAGGCAACAGTAATTCATCAAATTCCCCGATAGTATTTACACCAGAGAATCCAACAAACTCTTTAGAGAGTAGAACAGGCTGTGCGCTCACGATCTTGTACTCTGTAAAATACACCTTGCCAGTCGGAGCGGTAATGTAGGCATCCCCATCCTTCTCAAACGTCACCACTGTTGTCTGGCCATTCTTAGTCACAGACATGCGGTCTATGTACAGCCCACGGCTTGCCCCTCGTGGTATATACCGCGGCTTGATTATTTTCTGAAAGTCCTCAGGTGGGGTGATGGTTATCTCACCGTTTCTCCACTCGATCATTAAGCTATCTTGCATACGCTAATATTATAACCCCCAGGATACCTAGGGGTCAATAATACAACAGCTGATTGTGAGCTATTTGGTTGCGCCAGCTTTGGCTGCCACAGTCACAAGACCAGCAGCCTGGAGGCCGAAGGCAATACCATCGTAGACAGTTTTGTCAGTGAAGACAAAGTGCCCGGTCACAAAGTAGTAACCAATGCCTGCTGCGATAGCGAGGAATACCTTAGCGATGCCGCTCCACTCCTTCTTGTTAAACATGTCGAACAGCTTTACGATTGCTGGTACAATAAGAACGTTTAGTGCTTCCATTTTACTTCTCCTTTATTTTTTAAACAAACCTGTGATAACGTCTAGGATCGCCTGCAAGATGCGTCGAATATCGCCAAGGATAGTTGTAGTGTCTTCAGCCTTTGGCGCTTCCTGAGGCGTCTCTGCGACCCTCTCCTGTGGTTTCTCTGGCTCTGTTGGTGGCTCTGGATCTACGTGCTGAATCTCTGGCGTTGGTGCATTTTTGATACGCTGCAACTCCTTGTACTCGTCGCTACGGCGTAGGTCGTCTGCTACCATACCCCAACTCCAGCCGTTGCGGATCTGATTGCGGTAATGCTCAATGCCGCCTTCATCTGCATCACGCTCGAGAATTTCCTTATAGAGGCGCTGAATCTCATTAGTCTCACTGTCGTAGGCTGCCCGTAGCTCGTTGTTGCGTGCATTACGTCGTTCTGCCACTGTTTTACCTTCTGCGCTGTTAGCCAAGTCCTCACGGATTTGATCCCAGTTCCAGCCCTTGTCAATCTGAGACAGGTAGTGACCGATAGCATTTTCGTCTACATTGCGGTCAAGGATCTGCTGGTACAATCCATTGAGATAGTTAATCTCATCAGTCCGATCACGCTGTACGGTCTGGCCAGCCTTCTCACGAGCCATACGGTCGATACGGCCAAGGTCGTAGTTACCAGGACAGCTGGTGCTCGTCCATGAATTATGAGGACGGAGTGGTAGGTCGCCATAAGTCTTACGCAGTTCTGCTACCAGTTCAGCAATAACGTCATAGTCCTCATCACGACACCGTGGATCGCACTCGATGCCAATACTTGTCTGGTTGCCCACCCAGTTACCTGCATGCCAAGCAATGTTGGCAGGGTCTACAATACAAGCTACACGCCGATCTGTGCCCGTAACGACATAGTGAGCGCTTACTTGCGATGCTGGATTACATAGCCATGCTACGATACCCTCAAAACTAGGATTCTGGTTAGGATCACCCCACCAGTGGATTGTGATACTGCTGATGTTGTTGCCTTGCCGGCCAGCAGTGTAGTTTGGCGAGTCATACTGCGTAATGTAATTGTACGCCATTTATACCTCCTTAAATATTAATACAGTTACTGTCACCAGCGATCTTGTATAGCCGACGGTACGCGGAGTTTGCTTCACCCTCGTACTTCCATGCTACCCATGATGTTTGGTTACCTGAATTATCCTTGATGTTGACGCACGATAGCTGTGGAGATGCGCCGTCTTTGCCGTCCTTACCGTCTTTGCCATCAACACCATTGATGCCATTGGCTCCTGCCGCGCCTGTAGCCCCTGTCGCACCCGTAGCACCTTTGTCTCCCCTACACAATCCTGCCGCACAGTATTTAGCCACAGCAGTCGCTATCTGCTCGTCTGAGGCGTTTTTACCGTTCGTACCGTTACATATACCACCTGAGCAATAAGCAGCAACAGCGCTCATTACCTGGGCGCTTGTGGGGTTGTCTGAGCATTTGTTGGTGAGACAGTACGTCTTGATGGCTAATGCTATCTCCGAGTTGGTTGGTGTCTTGCCGTCAGCCCCATCTTTACCGTTAGGGCCTACGATAGAGCCTACGTTACGAGCCTCTCCGTCAGAATATGTAAGTACCAGGTTGCCATCCTTGTCTATTTGGGCGTTAGTGATGTTTGTGATGGGCTTCTCCACCTTCGCGCCGCCTGATATAGTCACAGCTTGGCCTGGCTTGAGTGTAAATACCTTGTAAATGGTGTAGCCACTGAATATTAGGCTTAAAATCATCATGATTGATAGAATTTTTAGTAGTGTTTCTCTTTTAAACCATCGAATGACACAGTTCTTTCTCATCGTAGTAGTCCTCCCCTGCTGCTGGACAGCAACGCAATGACAATTGGCACAAATGAGGTGATAACTGCGCCCACAACTAGGCGAAACAGCCATTTGTTCCTGTCTTTAGCCTCTGCTGAGTCATCCTCAAGGTCTTTTAGGCGTGATTCTATGTCTTTTTTGTATATTTCTAACGCGTAAATGGGCACAAAGTCCTTTTCTTTGCGCAGTTCATGCTTAGTGATGGCGTCATCGATAATTTCCTTGACTTGCCATTTGTTTAGCGGTTGATTATCCATACTGTTTTTCTCCTACAAAGCGGAAACCCGCCCGGTTTTTCTCCTTCTTTAGAGATTATACCTCGGGCGGGCTACAGATAGGCCTGCTATTTACTCGCTAAACCCTAGATCTTCCTCTTTACTCTCCGCTTTAGACTGTCGGCCGCGTCGTGCTGGCTTCTCTGCCTCTTCCTTGGCGGTATCCTTAGCACCAGTCGTATACTGAGCTGGGCCACGGTACGCCTCGTTGAGCCATTTAGTGCGGGCTTGAACATCTGCAAGCATACGAGCGCCATCAGAACTGCTGTACTGGGCGTACTCCTTCCACATGTGCTCGAGAGCCATGTAGGCGAGCCAGCCCTGCACTACCTTCTCCTCGCCTGCGTGGATGAGGAAAGCACGTTGTGCACCACGGATAGTAGTGTTGGTGTACTCGTTAGGCTGAATATGCTCCTCGTCATCAATGTGCATATATGCAAACCCTGATGGATACGGAGCGTTATTCTTAATAACCACCATATCATTTGGCTTGAACATCTTATACACAATGTCACGGAACGTATCACCGTCCACAGCCTGAGTTGTTACAGCATTGCCGAGGATTTGATCCTCGGTTAGCCCTTGATTGATTTGATCCAGATTCATCTATTTTCTCCTTTCACCTTATAGTTGATCTGCGTAGTAATCTGCAATGTCAGTTAGACTAACATTTTTCCCAAAAGCCTTGTGGTTATACTCAGGGCGATTGGCTGATGTTGTTTTATTTGCTACACGGCTAGCAGTTTTCTCCCGTGACTTGTCTTGGCTAGAACGTCGCTTGTCGTCCTCCGTCTCAAATTCTTTCGGGTTCTTTGCCTTGTAGATGAGGCCAGCTGTGTATGAACTAATGTTCTCGCCCTTGTGTTTTCGGTTGTACTCATCGCGAAAGTCAAGGATCTTGTTGACCAACTGCACACTAGGATCACTGTTAAATTCCTCTGTGCCTGGCTTAGCCTTGATCTTAGGCACGATGCCATCATCTTGGAGGCGATCCACGTCAGCAATAATAGCATCCAGCTCTGCCTTTTCCTTCTCTGCCTTGGTGGTCTGCTCACGATCAGAGGTGATCTTGTTCATGAGCTTCTCTGCCTTTGAGCTTTGGGCGCTCATAGCACTGTAGAACTGTGCCTCTGCCTTCTTATTGGCAAACTCAAAGTCATCTGGCAGTTGCGTAGGCAGCTTGATAGACAGCTCCTCGCCGTCCTTGCCCTTCACGGTGATGTAATCGAGGCTGTTGTAGATAAACTTCTCCTCTGGCGTAGATTTATTCCAAAGCTTCTCGTCAATCTCATCAGGACACTCCTCCCATGGCTGAGGCTTGTCGTCTTTTTTAGACTCTTCCTTTTTGTTTTCTGCCACCTTAAGGCCACGACGTTCAAGCTCCTTTAGAAACTCCTCGTCAGAGAGCCCTTGTGCTTCCGGCTCTTCCTTTGATTCTCCAGATTCTTTTTCGTCTGATTCATCCTCTGGAGTCTCTTCCGACTTGTCGTCTTGCGTTTCGGTGGTGTCTTCACCCTCACCGTTCTTTTCCTCCTCTGTGGCAGGGTTATCTTGCTGTTCCTTTACCTCATCAGCTGTATCCTTGTCGTCCTGGTCTTGGGCTTCTGCCTTCTCAACCAGTGCGTCAAAGTCCATCTCTGATAGGTCTGTGTTAGATGATGCCAATGTAAACACCTCCATTATGTTTGATATGTACCTAGATTATATCTAAATGGAGGTGGTTATGTCTATAGTCCAAGGCCGGAGAGGATACCGCTTGTGCCTTGATCCTGCACACCGCCTAGATCGCCTACAGGCTGTGCTGGCTGTTCAGGGATAGGTTGACCGTCTACTGGTGGCTGCTGGCCTTGCATCGCTTCTGGCGGAATCTGAGATGGGTCTACGGGCATTGGTGGCTGAGGCTCTGGAATCTCTGGGCTTGTAGGAATGGTTGGGTCTACGAGTAGCCCTTGATCACTAGCCTCCTGGAGCTTCTCACGCTGGCTGAGGCTGAGCACCTCTTGGTCAATGTGAGCCAGGAGCTTCTGCTGGAGCTTCGGGTTAGCCATGAGGAACTTGTCCGTCTGGAGCTGCTTGTTGTGGGCTAGGATGTGCTCAGGTGTCACATCATCACGTGGTTTAGCGTCAAATCCGTTCATGATGACTGCAAAGTCAATGTACGCTTCCTCGTCCTGAACCTCACTACGCACTTCATCCACGAGCATGTTCGGGTCAGTCTTGAATTTGACCAGGCTCTCGTAACGCTCGCTAGAGTCCTTGAGGCCAAGATCCTTAAATAGGTTGTATGGATCAATCACACCAAGCTCTGCCAGCTTCACTGCAATGTTCTCACGACGGCTCTTATCCATACTCACGGTGCTACCTGGCGACACAGCGATCACAGCGTTGTCTGGGATAGTCTCACGAGACAGCTCAACATGGATAAAGTTGCCATCAGTGTCACGGCCAGAGATTTTATGGTTCTTGCTGTAGTACACCTTCATCATCTGAACGAGCAGCTTAAAGTAGCGATCAAGCATGTTATCAATCTCACGCACAATCTCATCCTGGCGACCTGAGGCCTGGCTCTGCATCATCTGAGCTTCACCGAGCGTGCCAACGTCACGCTTCGAGTCATCGCCACGGAACTGAGAAGGTGTACCAAGGATGTTATGGATGCTATTCTTAATGTCCTCTTTGTCTTGTAGGACGTAGTTAGGCAGCAAGTGGGCTGGAATTTCACCGTAAGCGTTACTGAGAGGCTCATCCTCACGAATATCGAGCACAACAGACTGGTTAGGCTTGCCTGTCAGTTTCTTAGCGTCATCCTCTGAGATAGCGCCAGAACGGAACACTTTGATGCTGTTGGCTGTGTCTGCGTTGTCAATGATCTGGCGGCCACGACGGTTGAGGATGTTCTGGAGTGGAATGGCCTGCTCGATAGGCGATGTTTGGTCGATCATGTGGCTACCATCATTCAGGTAGTTACAGAAGGTGTACGGCTTAGTAGGCTTGTCTGTGTAGTTACAGATAGCAACACCCTTATTGTCGTATTCGTACATAGGGCTGAGCTTCTTGTCTAAGATCAGGTTATTGAAATACCAGGCGACACACTCACGAGGCTCACCAGTGGTAGTATCAGTAAACCAAATCTCATTGTAGGCTACTACAGTGCTGAGGAGCTTCTGAGTCTTACGCACAAAGCCAAGCTCATTCATAATCTCCTTCTCTTTCTCTGGGAACTTAGACATGAGAATGTCTACAGTGTCCTCACAAACCTCACAGATAAAGCGGGGCTCCTCGTCTAGCTCTGCGTTACGGTCTAGGATGACCTTCTCTGGGTTGAGTGCCTTAGCTTCAATCTCCTTGCTGAATGGATTGTACATGAGCTTGATTACGCCCACACGCTTCAAGGCAAGGTTCTTGGCTGCTACCTTGATCTTACGTGAGAGACGCACCTTTTGGCTGTGTAGGTCTACAGCACTTTCTAGGCGTGCTGCGAGTGTCTTGCTAGCTGGCGAGTCATCGCCTGGCGTAATCTCACACCCTGGGTCACGAGCTGAGACGTAGGCTATAACAGCCTGAATACCAACAAAGAGTTGGTTGTCTCGGTAATCTGCCTGGTGGTAGTAAAGCCTGTCGCTGTCCTGCTTGCCTAGGTAGTAGCGCTCATTTTGCGCTCGTACGTTGCGTAGGTTAAAGCCACTCCTGCTATTCCAGTAGGCTTCTGAGTCGTTCACCCAGTACTTGAAACGCCGTACAAGCGTAGCGTCGTCCACTTCATCGATAGATAGAGCATCACGCTCATCAATCACACCTGTGTTGGTTGTTATGTCGTCTACCCTAGGGTCTTTAAATACTTTGTCTTCGTCATGCATGCTATATCTCCTGTTTGTCTCTATCATACAGCAAATAGAGCCGGGGAGACTAGCCTTTATGCGAGCTTATCTGTCTCTACCGCTGTTGCAATATCAATTCCAATGTCTTTTGCTTCTACTCTGCCACCTGGCTGCACGGTAAACGATCGCTTGGTGAGCTTCTCAATACGCTTAGCCTCATTTACCAGGAAGCCATACTCACGGTTAGCTGTCATGAGTGTGTACATGAGCGAGTCTAGCGCGTGGTCTACGTTGTTAGGGTCAAGCTCCTCACCGCCAGATTCCTTGGCGTAGATGATGGTAGGCAGCGTATCGATGAGGTATGAGCAATACTTGCTGAATATGAGGCCAGGCTTGCCATCTGATTTATTAGCGAAAGCACTGTGGATCATCTGCACTGCTGCTTGCTTCCTATCTTTCATGAGCTTATCAGCCCGTACAATGCGTGGTCGCTTCTCATCTGGTGCAAGACGTGCAAATGTATCATTAAGCACCTTAGCTATCGTCTCAGAGCCTCCTAGATGACTGTAGGCGTCATGCGGCAAGGCTATCAGGTCCACGGGATCTTTGAGGTACATCTCAACAATCCTCTCGCACCACCACTCTTTAGGTTTGTGGTTGCCATGTAGCTCACGATAGATGAAAGCTCTGTTCTCTTTCTCTGTGATATTGTCAAACATAGCCCAGAGTAGTACGCACTCATCGTTGTAGCCCCAGTCCATGCCCATGACACGGTAATTGCTGTCGAAGGCTTCTTTCGTAACACCCCACTCGCTGAACTTGGTGTAGGTATGCTTACTCTGCCGAAACTCCTCAAACACAGCGCCAAACTGAATGTCCCAATCACCAAAACGCCAGGCACGGTATAGCTCTGGGTCTGAGTCTTGGAGAGAATCAAGATACTTCACGTAGTCTGGGTCGTTCTCGAGCAGGAATGGGTTAGAGTCAATGGTAGCTGGGATATAAGCTCGCCAAATGCCTGTACGCTTATCTATGACGATCTGCCAGTGTGTGACTTGCTTCTTTCCGTATATGTCTACCCAAGGGTACTCCATCTTGAGCACTTCTGCCCTGTCTGGGTCTGGTGCTACGAAACGCTTCTTTACCCAGCCCATGCCTGCGCCACCTGGGTTAGTGGTAGCGAACACTTGAGGGTATAAATCTTTATACTTGCTACGGGCTGAGCTAATGAGCTTCTCATAGCGTCCCTCATCTGGTATCTGAGTTAACTCCTCGATGTTGATACGGCAGTACTCATGCCCCTGATACTTTGTGTAAGCTTCAGCGTCGTGGAGGTGGCCGCCAATGACACGGCCACAGCCTTTGGCTGAGAGAACCATAGGGTTACGACGTAGCTTAGCACCAAACGGCTGGAGAGCTGCTACGGCACGCTCCTCAAAGTCTGCTAGGTCTCCTGCGTCTTTACGGATGACGAGCTGGCGTGCTCTGGTGTCGCCAAAGCGATCGCCTATAGTAGCAATAGACACATCTGTCTTGCCTCCACCACGTGAGCCACCGAACAGTATCTCACGAAACCTCTTATCACGTGAGAGAGCTATTGCGAGCTGCTGAGGCCCTGGTAGCGGTAGCCAATAGCCCTTTTCTCGTAGCTCATCATACTTTGCTTTGTTTAGAACGGGCCAATGCGACTTGCTCATCAATCCAATCCGTTGGTAGTGTTGGTATAATAAAGCCTCTCATGATAGTTTTCATATCATCGCTGGCGTCTATGGATATATCCTGCTTGGCTTTGCCTTCTGTACGGTCTGCTACCTCTTTAGCTTCGGCTAGGCCTTCAGAATCACCTTTGTAGGCACGCTTAACACGCACGAGAGCTGTCTTTTGGAATGGAGTAAGCTCATCGCCCTTTTTCTCAAACTCCTCTAGTTCTTTGAGGGTCATACGGCCTAGTTTGTTATACCAGTATGAGATGCTGGTGTCTTTTGACCAGCGGCCACCCGCTCCGTTTTGTGGGTTATCACCAAAACCACCCTTGCCAGTAGGGTTGTTGTTCATGCCTGGTGGAGCGTTGTATTTTCTTTTTGGTCTGCCCAGCTTATCTGCAGACTTGCTAGAAGATGCTTTAGTCATGCACACATTATAAGCAGTTCCCTTATGAATAACAAGAGGAGAGGCCTCGCAAACCTCTCCTTTCGTGTGTATTTATGTTTATATCTGCTATCTAAGTATGAAATGCATAATAAGAATGAATAGCATAATGAAGACTATTGGTGGTATTACTTCGTGTTGGTTTCTCTCCTCCATCTCGTCTTGGCTTATCACATCCTTTAATCTAACTACATATGCGTTGCCTATATCTCTATAGAAATTATTGTAAGCCTCAGCGTTATCAACTGCCGTAGTAGTATAGGTCGACCATTCACTATCTACATGTTTCTTGTATCCAATATGGTATATGTTCATACTATTCCCTTTATGATCAATCTTATGAATGCTAAGAAGGCTGCTAGAGGTAATGATGCTATGAGTATATTAAGGATTAGGTTTCTAACCTTATGGAATGTTGTGAGCCATTTAGGTGTTTCTGTCATCGAAGTATCCTTGTGTTTTGGAGTAGTTTTTGTATGCGAGCTTGTTTGATGCTTGTTAGTCTACTGGTTGTGTCTACATATTCTGCCATGTCTGGATTGTCTCTATACGGGCTAGTGAATGGGGTAGTGTATGAGCTTTCAGCCATAGATTTTGTATATTGATGGAGTCTATCTAGATTGTCTTTGTGCTCCTTGTTGTGGTCGTCTACGGTACTTACCTTAAGGTGCTCAGCTAGCCTATATGTATATCCCTTCCCATACTCCGTCTCTTGTTCGAGAAAGGCAATGGCTAGGAACGGAGCTCTTACTAATTCAATTCTCGTTTTGCCGGTTTCTTTATTTGTTCTTTCGATTAGATAAATATTCATAATATTCCCCCTAGCGAGATAGTGCCTTATCAATGAGACGCACGTCTTTTACTGATAGTTGCTCTGTGCCATCTGGGTCGAACTTTATCTTCAAGGCGTAGATAGCCTCGTCTGGATTGTTTGCTTTTACTATGCGGGATAGCGTGTCTTTAATGCTTTTGCGGCGGTAGGTGATAATGTATGGTTTCATTTTATTCATCCTCGTCTACACGCTCTACGTTAATAATACGGTAGCTGTATGGCTTACAGCGATTACGTTCGAGGTTACGGAGTGCAACGCGTGCGTTTTCTGCTACTGTCTTATATTCTTCCTTTTGGCTTCGGCTGAGTCGCTTGTACTCGATTGTGTATAGATACATTGCTAGTTATCCTTTTCTCTTTTAGTTAGTGGTTCGTATGCGTTCTTGAGTTGCTTGCTGTCCATTGCTAGCTCGATATTGCTGAGAGCTTCGTCTAGGTATTCTGTTGCGTTGTCGATATAGTATTTGTCATCTACAAACTCTCGGAGGAGCTGGATGCGGTACTTCATGTCCTTTAGTTCCCATGACTCCTGGTAGAGTTTCTTTCTTACCTTCCAGTTCTGCATTGCTTCTCCTAGAGGTTCTTGAACTTGATTACTGATACGTCTGATGAGCCGTTGCTAAGCTCTGTAACACGGAGTAGACTTACTTTCATAAACTCTTCTGGGTCTGCTGCTGCGACTGCGTAGCCAAACTCATCGAGAGCTTCGTCCTCTGAGCTAATATCAGATGATTCTTGGTTGTTCTGGTACTCATACTCACTGATGAGTGGGTTCCATACGTATGCCTCTCCAAGCCGTGTGGTGGCTTCAATGGTGTAGTGTGTGTAGATTGACATTGTGGCTTCTCCTCTTTGCCTTATGTTTATGTTTGTATTGTACATCGAGTGGGCGAGGGATGCAATAGATTTTAGGTATTTTGCCTGGTAGAATTTACAACAAGTCTAGATAAAGTTAAACCCCACCGAGGAGATGGTGGGGTGTTACATGGAACACAGTTACCGAGACAGCACATTTCGTGCTATTGTTGAGGGTTGTCTCATGGTCTTGCCGGGTAACTATAGATGATAAGTGTTCCATGGGAAGAAAGGTATTGTGTGTCTGTGCCCAACCACGTAACAAGGAGGAACCAGGCACAGATACTATGGTTGTAGTTAGAAAGATTCTACACCACTGCTACAAGATGTGCTATGGAAGTGTTACCTCCATCTACCATTCATTATACTCTTTTCGGATTTTGTTTGCAATTTCTTTGCAGCTCATTTTGCCTGATTTTACGTTGTCAAAGTCACGCTGTAGCATGGTGAGTTTATTCTCGCCAATCTCCTCTAGAAACTCTGTGACACGCCCCTCGATGTTGCAAATGTCCCCGTATAGACGAATGTCCTTCTCTATACGCTCTAAGATAATTTGAGTCGCTGGGTTTTTAGGAAGGTGGCATTTGATTCCAGCCATGACAAACTGCAGTGTCTCCTCTGATTCTCGTAGGTCTTGTTTAGTCTTCTGTGTCTTGTATATCATTCTCTAGTTCCTTTAATACTTTATTTTGTAGATTCCATGTGAGTCGAGAGAGGCTATATAGCTTGTTGCTAATACGCTCAATCTCTTCCCTGGTTTCTCTGGAGAGTTTAGACAATTCTGCAATCTCACGTAATTTGCCTGATGTTGTCTTCATACTCAATCTCGCTGTGCCAATGTCTACCATGATTGACTCTGCTGATCGCTCGTTCTGGGTAAATTGCCGCTCTTTGAGCGTGTGCCACGTGCCATCAGTACCTACCTTCTCGTGGATTGAAACACACGACATATCATCAGGGTTTGATTTGTCTATTGCTCTTCGGTATTCCATGAGTGCCTCTGTGTATTGGTAGTATCTATTTGTTGGTATTTCTTTGAATGTGAATAGGCTTAATGTCGGCTCCCAATACTGCCACACACCATCGCGACGTATTGCTACGACCCTATAAATTCTCTCCATTATTCTCCTTCTCCTCTAAAATTAATTGAATGATCCGTTCTCGTGCGTTGTAAACCATAATGTCCTCGATTACCTTTGCGTCACTTTCTAGGTATTGATCTGTAATATCTGCTAACATGCTAAACTCCAGTTGCTAGGTATACTAACCCTGATAGAGCTAGATATACCGAATATAGCAAGCTAAGGAATAATACAGATAGGAATATTGTAGTGATAAAGTCCATCCATAGTTTCCGTAATACGCTAGCTTGTCGATACTCATATGTTTCGTGTAACCCTTCGATTGCTGTAGTGAACATTGTTATTCTCCTCTTTCTGCCCACCATTATTGTTGATTGTGTTCGTGTGTTTATTTTACTGTGCTCATCAACCAGCGCTGCCACAGAGCCTTCATGTTGCGTGCCCAGCTATTCTTGATGCGGAATGCGTACCAGTCGTGGTGCATCTGCTCGATCATGCCCTCGTTTTCCATCTGCTCGAGTTTGTAAGTTACGTTGTCCATTGTTGTGTTCCTTTCCTTTCTTTGGTTATGTTTCTACTATACACCCCGTTGCTTACGGTTGCAATACTTTTTTACGACTTTTTCGAGTCTTTTTTACAACGTTTAGATAAGGCCCTACTGGTATCCATTTATCGTTTTGCCAGAGGTATAGGGTTAGATCATTTTTGTGACAATACATTGTGCGAAGTAAGCTTGGATTTGCTTGAACGGCTAATGATACAACTCTCGCGCCAAGACGTTGCTCAGCGCGAGTTAGTGGGCTATTCTTCATATTCTAGGGCTCCTAATGACTCGAGGTCTTCATCTGGTGTATGTGGCTTCTGGCGCACTTTTGTTTCTGCGTATATGTCTTTGTCGTCTAGTTCATCTAGGGACACTTCGCCACTAGCGATGCCCGTTACTGGTGGTAGGTTGTCCATTAGGCTTTGCTCCCAATATAGTTGTTTATAAACTCCTGGCGAGCTTCCTTATTGGCCATGAGCTTAAAGTCGTGGCCACAATGTTCTCGCCAAGCCTTGGCCGCTTCAGCCTCTGGGCCTGTGCTACGGTTATCTTTCTGGTCACCCATGGCTAGGCGTTGCTCTGGAGGCAATGCGGCATCCTCTTTGATCATTTTCATGTGCTGCACAGCGCCCTTGGCAAACATTTCAGTTGTGCCGTCTGCCATCTTTACTGGCATCAGGTTGAAAAACTCAACCATGCGCTTCACCTCTTGCTGTGTGTTCCCTTCGATGGTGTGTACTGTTCCATCATAAGTGGTGATTTGATATTTTGTCATAAAGCATTTTCTCCTCTCTTGCTTATGATTCTATTGTAAGGCTGCTAGCCGTAAAAGTCAATGTTGTCGTAGTTAATCTTACGAGCATTTTCGCGTTGCTGCCTTTGAATAAGTTGCTCGATTTTAGCTGCTTTCATTGCAAGATCATGTGCGGAGTCAATGTTTGGTTTATATTCATATTCCCATTTAGGGAAGACGAGCCGCATAAAGTCGAAGTACTTCACTGCCGATTCAAGCCCTCTAGTCCTCACTACCTCTTTGACCCAGCTGCGCGCCTGATTATGATTCGCAATACTCACTCCAAGAGCCTTTGCTGCATCGTAAAACGCCTTTTCAGCAGGGTTGTAATTCTTACGTGTGCTTGTCATAGGGGTAGATAGTTCACTATATGGGTTGCTGTGTTGTGCTGGTGCGTTATTTGATACTGTTACTACCCCTGTTGAGGTGTTATTAGGCTGCGCGTTGGCCTCGATTTGCTTAGCTGGAGTTTGCTCTGGCTGCTTCTCTGTTTCGGTTGCAGTGTCTGATTCAGCAATCACCTCTAGTTTGAGTTTGCGATACAAATCCTCGTCTACGACCTCACCGCGGCGGTCGTAGTTGTCGGCCTCAATGTTCTTTGTCTGTAGGGCACATTGCTCTGCTGTGGTAAGTTCTCGTAGATCCGTCTCGCTAATATCTACTGGTTTTTCATCTTGTAAAAGATCATCTGCGGTAGTAGCTTCTTTCAGTAACTCGTCGCCTCTCTCAACTTTCGGTTTCTTTGTGTAGTCCTTTTTGAAGCCACTCGGAACGGGGCGATCGTTACGTGTAATTGTGATATAGCGGTCACCGCCGGGGTTTAGATAGACGTTGATGTACCCGTACTCAGCTAGTTGTCTAATGATGCGGGTTACTTGAGATTTTGACACTCCAAAAGTGCTCGAAAAATATTGATTAGTTGCCCATGCATAGCCCTCTTTATTTGTTAGAGCTGATATTTCAACCATAAATACCTTTGCTGTACTGCTTAGCCGGGTATCGTATCGAACATCGGCGTCCATATAGCCAGTCCAGCCGGCTTGGCTCTCTCTTTTATCTGACACTGCTCTCCTCCATTCCAATCATATCCAATCCCTTCTTTACTGCAACGTCTAATTCGGCAACGATATACGTGTTAATTGTGGAATAACCGTGTGTATGCTTTGCCCAGTTCATAGATTTTAGCCTTCTCATAGCTGCCTGAACGCTACCTTTGCTTAGTTTTGTTGAGTCTGCTATTTCATCTACAGTGACAAAAGCCGCCCTTATACCAGCCCAATCAACGTATTCAGCTATAGAATCCAAAAAAATATAGACTATCATTGCCTTATGAGCGGACTCTGTTGTTTTACACACTCTAGATTCTAAAAGCAGAAAGAATAACGTTCTCCACTCACTATCATTCACCATACCTATTTCTCCTATGTCCCGAGGACATAACCACCGAGCATAGGCGGGCATCGGTGGTTGTCCTCGTAAATGCTTGTTTGCTTTTTCTTTAGACAACCCGCCTGTACTTCTAATACTAGCACACTTAGTAATCATAATCAAGAATTTTATGTTGTTTTTTTGCGCTACGCGGCTTGCCGCAACAAGCGAACGAAGTGAGCGCGTTAGTTTTCTTTTATATTGTTCTATTAGTTATATATATACCTAAGCATTTTTGCGCATACCCCTACGCACCAGTGCGCATACCCCTACGCACCAGTGCGCATACTATGTTGGTTGGGGCTCTTTTGAAAATCTCCCAAAAACCTCTTGCTTTTGCTCACCATATGAGATACAATAGAATCATAAGCAAAGAGAGGAGAATTTGCATGACACAACAAGAAATTACAAAACGTGACGAGAAGAGGGCTCTACAAGTTGCGCTGAAAAATCAGTATGAGCCAGTCGTTCCACTCGCCAAGGGAATGATCAGCAATGCTGAGAATGAGAAACAGACACTGAGCTTGATCGCCACCCTGCACAAAAGCGTCCTAGGCCTCACCAAAACGGGCGAGATGCGTCCAATTGGTGACTTACGGGTATTTATGGCTATCGCCAACCAATACGGCCTAAACCCGTTTAAAAAGGAGATTTACGCTACATACATCTGGGACTCAAACCGGCGAGGTGAGGAGTTGATGCCAATCGTGAGTATCCACGGTTTGCGCAAGCTGGCACGGAAGGGTGGTGTATATACTCACACAGGCGCAGCAGAAGTTAAGAAGGACGGCAATAAGCTCCTGAGCGTCACAGTACCTGTATTTGGCCGCTGGGATAACACGAGCACGCCAATCGAGGTGACACGCTACACAGCCTACTATGATGAGTTTGTACGCACTAACCGCGAAGGGCAGCCAATGAGCAACTGGAGAACGATGCCTATCGTGATGCTTACCAAATGTGCTGAAGCAAACGCTCTACGTGCAGGCTTTGACATTGCAGGCATCTACGTAGAGGAGGAACTAACCGCTAACGCTAACAATGGAGAGGAGAGCGACGATGAGTAGAGTTGATCACCTGTCGTATTCAGCGATTGTAACGTTCTTGAATAACCAAGTTGAGTTTCAGAAGCGCTACATAGCAAAGATCTATGACAACCCTAAAACACCATCACTAGTAGTCGGTACGAGCTTTCACAAGGCTATGGAGACCTTCTACGGCAAGGATGGCGGGAACGTGCAGGCTGCTATTGAGGCCGGCCTAGAGGAGATGAGCTACGTCAGCGACTCCGAGATTGATTTTGGCAAGACAGGTAGCCGTGAAAAGATGATGCAAGACTACACCCGCCTCGTGAACAAATACTTTGAGGAAGCACCTCACTACGATGAAGTAGTAGACGTTGAGAAGCGCCTCGAGGCTAGTATAGCTAACGTCCCTATGGTCGGTGTGATCGACATGGTGGTACGTGACAACGGCCTGCGGCTTATCGACTACAAGACAGTTACAGCTTACAGCCCAGATGATGAGGAGAGTTACAAGTACCTTATGCAGGCGTATATCTACCTCGTATTAGCAGAAGCGGAATATAATCAGGAAGTAACAGAGGTAGTATTTAAGGAAATAAAGAAAACGATCAATCGTGATGGTTCGCCGCAGTGCCGGGACGTAGCATTTGATCGTCAATCTATCCTTGCTTTCGCGCCTATCGCAAAGAAAATCATTACCAACGTATTTGAGTATGTGAACGATGATCGATCGAAGTTCTTCCCTAACATGAACGATCGGATGAACGGCGCGAACAGCATGGACATTATCGCCAACCAGCAAGAAGGCTTTGACGCCGCCAAAATCAAACGGCAAGTACGAGTAGCTGATACTTTCGAGCAGCAGAATGTTGTTATTGATGATGGCACAGGTACAGACGAGGAGAAAATCCTCCGCAAGCTCATTGAGTTTGGTATCGGTGGTAAGATGGGTGAGACGTATGTGGGGCCACAGGTAGTCAAATACACGATGCAACCTAATCGTGGCGTAAGTATGAAGCGTATCGCTGATAAAGCTAGTGACCTTGCTATTGCCCTCGAGAGCGAGTCTGTACGTATCGAAGCCCCTATTGCAGGTACAAACCTCGTAGGTATCGAAATACCAAATAAAGATCGTAAGGTTGTCCCTCTTACAGATGAGTACCTTAATCCTGGCACGTTCAAGTTCCCTATCGGCATGGACGCCTTCGGCAAGGTTCACTACTGTGACGTTGTAAAGACGCCTCACCTCTTGATTGCTGGCCAGACTGGCGCAGGTAAGTCTGTCATGATCAACGTTATCCTGGACTGCCTCACGAAGCAACTTACACCAGATCAAATGAAGCTCGTGCTCATCGATCCTAAAGAGGTTGAGCTTGCTGTGTATGAGGGTGATGAGCATCTTGCGGGCGATATTATCACCTCACCAAAGGAGGCAGCGGAGACGTTTCACTGGCTCGTAGAGGAGATGGGGCGACGGTACAAGGAGCTACGCAAGCAGAGAGTACGTGACATTGCAGATTACGAAGGCGAGATGCCGCGCATCATAGTTGTAGTAGACGAGTTTGCAGACCTGATGATGACAAGCAAGAAAAACCCACTATCTAACGTGGACTATGAAGGGCTTAAGGACGCAATCCTTGATGAAGTAACACTAACTGGCGGTAAGCTCACAAAGGCTGCACTCAAAGCCGCTGTGAAGCGCATTAACGATAACACGCCACCTTCTGCTGAGGAGTCTATAATTAGGCTAGCACAGAAAGCGCGGGCGGTTGGTATACACCTCATCCTAGCAACACAGCGCCCATCAGCAGACGTTGTGACAGGCCTCATCAAAGCAAACATCCCAACTAAGATCGCTTTCAGCGTTACAAACTCTATCAACAGTAAGATTATCCTGGACGAAGTGGGGGCTGAATCTCTTACTGGTAAAGGTGACCTACTCTATAGCGACCCAACAGCAAAATCATTGCAGCGCCTACAAGGTCTGTATATCTAGAAAGGAGAATGATATGGCACGAACAGTAAATGATATGTTCAAAGCGGAGAAAATCAAATGGCTAGAGGATGCGCGGGCTACGGCTCGCCACCTCCTCAAGACTCAGCAATATGTGACAATCGAGGATGTCCTCAAGAAAAACCCACTGCCAAAGTTTCTTCACCACAATACTATTGGCGGTGTGTTCCGTACGTTAGACTTTGAATGTGTTGGGTGGGGGCGCAGCACACGGCTAGAGATGAATGGCCGTTTTATCCGGCAGTGGAAGCTACGAGACTAGTGGCCACCTCTGTTAAAAGTTCTTTAACAATTTAGTAAAAAAGTGTTGACTGCCGCTAATGTTTGGAGTAAAATAGAAACATAAGCAAAGAGAGGAGGAAGCTCATGGAACAACAAAATAATAACGATAATAAGGCGCTGTTCATCATTGCCTTCGCACGGATCGCGTATACAGTGATTCTCGGATCACTCACAGGGTGGATACTCAGTGTGAAGGGCTTTGACCACGGGTTCTGGTGGGGTGCTCTGTCTGTGATCATGATTCTATGGACGGTGAACAAGGCAATTGAAACTATTTCATTTGTCACAATAGTGTTAACGTGCAAGGATGATTAAAGGATGAAACAGCAAATCCTAGAGATCCTAGACAAATCAACCAATAACGGTATGAAAGCCAAGGAGATTATGGGCCTCATCGAGACGGGAATTATCCAGGCACAGTACGATATGTGGGAGGAGCAACATAAGAATCGCGACACCTCATCAACTGCCGCCACAGACTGGGCAGTTGCAATGATAGAAAATAGACTATTTGGAAGGTTAGATAATGGAGAGTGATCTTGACGAGGCCAAGGCTTTTTGCGCAGGAATGAGCATGACAAACATTAATGACGACGAAGGGAATTTTCCAGATGCACAATAAATGGCGAGGTAGCGCACTGTGCGCACAGACAGACCCTGAGGTATTCTTCCCACAAAACAAAGCATATGTGGATGACTACAACGGGTATGACAACTACAATATCGCACGCAAGATCTGTGCAGAGTGTCCAGTGAAAGGTGAGTGTCTATCAGATGCGCTGATGACTGGCGACGTAGAGTACGGCATGCGAGGCGGGCTTACTCCACGTGAGCGTATGGGCATCTTAGCAACGAAGACGGCGATGTATGAGTAAATATATAGTTTCGTCACTGAGCAAATACAGCGAGCATAACAATGAGATACTAATGGTAAATAAGGTAATTACGTTTAACAAAAAGCCAACATTTGAAGAGGTGCACGCGGAATTTGAAGAGTTTGCTTTTTTCGACGAGGACGAGTGGAAAAAGATTGACGACGAAACATGGGAGACATACATCGACAGCGACTACTACGAATATGGCGACCCGCTTTACTACCAAATCAAGGTCCAGACACCAAAGCAACACAAAGAGATGGTAAACAAATGGATCGAACAGATCAAACTTAATACGACGCCACAGGAGGCAGTGTAACCATGTCACTTAACCATATGACAACAAAAGAGTTTTTAAAAGCGATTAAAGGTATTGGGCTAAAGGCAGACATAAGAGCGGCAACAATAGATATTTATCTGGACAGACACAGGTGCGCCACTGTAGACAGACACAAGTTACTTTCGTTTGAGGTAAACACAGAGGAGATGGGTAGTTGGGCAACCCCTCGTTTAATCAATACCATCTTGTGCTATACCGGCACCCCTATCAGTGAGCGAACCCCGAAGGCGTGCAAGCTAGAGGTGTATGACACCGGTTTATATCTCAACCATATCAGCGAAAAAGACATGACAGTTACTACGAATAAGGAAGCGGCAAGGGTTTACAACGACTCCGAGGTGTACGATGCTAAAGTGTTGGCCGACAAGCAGGGTGTTGCATTAGTTGTGGAGATGGTAGATGCTACTAACTAAATATAAAGTGCAAGAGCTAGTTGAAAATGCCAAGATTGATTTAGATGATCTTTCTCAAAACGTTGGAGCGTTTCTAGAGGACGGCATTGACGATGATGGAGTTACACTTGTATACGCCGCTATCGATATGCTAAAGGAAAAAATCATAGACGAAGTTGGGCGGCTATCATGAAACAGAGAGAGCTAAAAGAAGCCGTTGAAATGCTCAATTACAGAATAGACATTCTAATACCAGTAGAGACGCGTGTATACTCCAGGATACACGACGGTGCTATCCTAATCGATGAAGTGAACGGTGGCTATAAAGTGTACGGCGGTGATAAGATGCTCGATATAATCAAAGATACTGTGCTAGAGCTGGTAAGGATATACAACAACACGCCGCTAGACCGTCGAGAGGCGATGAACGGCACAAAGATAGTAGATTATTACAAAAATAAAGGAGAATAATGAACTACAACACACCAAAACTAGGTCAAGAAACAAACGACAAATGGGCGCAGTTTGACACGCTAAGTGATCACCTGCGCGGGCATTGTAGACATCAAACGGAGGAAAGTATGACAGAATACAAGAAACACATCGGACAAGGTAACGACATGATGATCGACAACCTGGCGTTACCACGAGAAGCAATGAAGGGCTACAATCCTGAGCCGCACGAGGACTTTGGTACGGTAGAGGCTGAGCCGATCCAGGACGCGATGTTCGAGATGCAAGAGGTAGTGGACGGCCTACCTGAAGAGGAGCTACAAACCTACAAAGACCAGATGCTTGCAGAGATTAGCGACCGTGAAGCTATCGTGGATGCTATCAACCGCCGGATGGACACTGTACAAGCTAAGCGATATACTGGTGGTGTGCGTAGCGCTATCACTAAGCAAGTAAAAATGTAATAAAATAAAGGAGAATAATATGACACTAAACGAATTTCGAGACGCAATACAAAAATACGGCTTCAAGGTATGGCGCAACGACAAGCAGATAACGGTCGATTATAATGACCATGTCTACGCCAACATCGACCTGTCCAAAGAGGCGTTTGCACGTGTTGATACGGAAAAGCTAGAGAGTGTAGACCTAGACAAGCGAAAGGCTCTTCTGTCTGTAGTAGCTGAGTTTGCAATAACGCCTGCCGACAGACGACATGAGAAGGTCATAGCAAGACACAATGCTAATATGTATGTACGAGAAGTTGAATGTTGGAACAACGGCATGAATATCATCTTTACGTGTGATAAAGAAAAAGCAGACCAATATATCACATATGGCGAAAGGGAAATCCTTGACAAACTATTTGGCAAGGCAGTATCGTACGAAGAAATTTACAGTGGGAAATAGGATAAAACATGAAACAAAGCAAATACGATAAACGCCTTACACACGGCGAGGACTACTACAAAAAGATCGGCAAGCTGGGTGGGGCTGCCAAGGTAAAAAAGGGATTTGGCAAAAACCCCAAGCTCGCAGTAATCGCTGGCAGGAAGGGTGGAAAAGCTACACCGTACGCAGAATTGTCCTTCGCAGCATCAGACAATATCCAGCAAGTACTCCTTAAAAACGAGAAGTTCGACGTAAAAGAGGAAAAGAGTCGCTACGAGATTACAATGAACGGATCAATTCTCTCGATTATTCCCCGCTACAACGGCCGCATCAAGAAGGCTGTACCACGAGACGACCTATCTGGGCGAGTAATGGCCACTAAAGACTTGGCCGTCCTGGAAACGCTCAAGGTCATGATCATAGAAGGCATGTACCGTGGCGAGAGCTAAAACCGCAAAAGAGTCCACCATCCACCAGATGGTGGTGGACTATTTAAAAATACAGTACCCTGGAGTGATCTTCCGTACAGACTTTAGCGCTGGCGTTAAGATGACGATGGGGCAGGCTATAAAGCACAAGGCTCTTCAGGAAGGGCGAGGCTATCCAGACCTGTTTATAGCAGAGCCGGCACAGTTAGCAGGAGATTGGTATCATGGGCTGTACCTTGAGCTGAAGCGTGAAGGGGTTCGCCTCATGAAGAAGGATGGGAGCTGGGCAAATGAACACTTTGCAGAGCAACACGCCTACATGAAGCGTCTGAGCGAACGAGGCTATCGATGCACCTTCGCGGTAGGGCTTGACGATGCAAAAGACCAAATAGACAAATACATGAAACTAACAGACTACAAAGAAAGACGGAAACAAACACCAAACGATCAAATTTTCTAGAACAGCACTAGAAAGAATAGGGGGGGGCGAAAATCCCTCCCTATATGTTAGTATTAAATTAGAACAGCATTTAATCATAGGAGACAAAATATGCTAGTAAATTACGGCGTAGCAGTGCCAGAATCACAATTTACCACGACTCCAGATAAGCGTGGCGTGATTGGCCAAATTGCATTTACAGACACGGGGCGGCAGTTCCGTTATTGTAAATCGGCTGACACCGACGCCCAGCCATATTGGACTGGGATGAAGAACGACGCCACGAACAAAAACGGCGGGTTGGCAGCCGACGCCAAAACTGGAGACACCGTTATCCAGTTGAAGCCTGGTCACCAAGCTGACGGTTGGCAGGATGGCACCGTCCTTATCAATAACAAACAACTCCTTGAGTTTATTCAGGTTTCAGGTGACTACGTCTACCTCCGCGACCAAATTCTCGAGGATGTTTCAGCCAACACTGGTGTGCAGGTTCGTCCTAATGACTACGACAACCTCAAGAAGGTTACAGCAGGTGCTAAGGTTTACACCCGTAGCGCAGTTCCAGCTGGTCACTATTTCTGGTGCGAAGTGTAGCCTACACACCTAAACTAAGAGAGAGGCTCCGGCCTCTTTTTTGGTTTCCGGCCTAATGCTATAATGGATACACAAGCAATAACTAAATAGGAGCACAACAATGAGCGCACAGTTACACGTCATGCCGGGGTTTTGCCTGGTAGAGGTAACTAACAAATATGGCTCGAGCCTGTCTATCTCACAAGGGGATCACGGCAGTCATACGAGCGGTACACTGAAGGCTGTGTATATTCACCCAGACGGTGTGGCCACCAATAAAGAGGAAACACTCTCGAGATTCCTTGGTAACAAAATATATTTTACGAAGTATAATGACAGTGAAGAGATTGAGGTTGATGGCAAGACGTTTATCTTTGTGCCTGTAGACGCTGTAAATGGAGGTTCACTGGATGCCTAAACAAACATCAGTACGGAATGTAGTGCGCGGGGATGAACTACGTAATAAGATCAGCACGGGTGTTGAAAAGGCATTTGACGTGGCTTATTCCTCATACGGAGCAAACTCCGGCAATATTATGATCGAACATCGCTACGGCGAGCCTCTCGTGTCTCACGACGGTATAACTAATATTGGTCGTCTCGTTGTATCAGACCCAGTAGAGAACATGGCTATTTCTCTCGTGCGCCAAGCTAGTGAGAAGACTAACCGTACGGCGGGCGACTCAACAACTCTTACTATCGTGATGACCTACCTTGTCTACAACTACTTTAAAGAGATGGCTAAAGATAAGCCTCGTGCTGTGCAGAAGCAAATCGAATTAAACAAGCGAGCCATCCTGAAGGCTATCAAGGACAATAAGGTTGAGGCTACTGATGACTTGCTCTACAATGTGGCGCACACATCATCGGGTGACGAAGCTATCGGCCATCTAGTGTTTGACGCTATTAACGATGCTGGTGCTAATGGCGCAGTAACAGTGGTAGAAACACCAGAGAATAAGATTGAGAGCAAAAT